TATCCCTGATGCAGTGATACACCGACACATATGCTTTGTACTGGGTCATGATACCGACCTCACCATCGCAATAATTTGCCTCTTAATGTAATCCTTCACGTCCTGATAGGACTCTGCAACAAAGTGCCCATCATGACGGCTCAACCCATCATTGACCACGGTCACCGTGCGCTCAGTCTCGCCCCACCGGATCGTCCGCTCAGAGACAGCGAACCTGTCTCCGACCAAAAATATTTTGTCCGCATCGCGGCCTGTCAGGTGATCCACCTGCGTCAGTTCAAGCGTAATCATGCTGCACCTCTCTGCGATCAAGCTCTGCCCTATCAGCCAACTCAGCTTCAACCGCCGCCATGGCATCAACCATGAACGCACTCGATACCGACCACCGATCCACGCCGCCATGCAGATTGAGTCCGCGCTTCGACCAGTCGGTCAGAGTCTTGCACCTAAGAACACCCTCGAACTTCAGACTAGACAGATAGTACCGACTCACAAACTGACCATACTCTTCAGCCAGATAGGCTTCAGTCTTGTCGCCAGAGTTACGCATGATAGCCGCCGCACCAGAGTCCATATCGTAGAACTCGATCATCGGCTCGTTCATCTTCTTATCGAACTCTTTATCGCCATAGGTCAGGCAATGGTTGAGTCCATAGTTATCGCCAAAGAACACGATGCGAACGCACCACCGGATCCCAGACTCAGGATCAATAGCTTTATATGTAATACTCATTTGCCGAACACCCCCTTAATAATTTTCAAAGAACTTTGGTTAGCCTCGATCCTGCCCTCAGTTCTCATTACCCGACCATGGCCTAAGATTATTCCACGAACAGCCATAATCGTATCAGGCGAAACATTACGAGCGCCGTGCGCTTCAAAAGTCTCTACAATCAATTCCACAATCTCATTCACATCTTTAATTTCATCAGTCATTGGTTTGATCCTCCATAAATGTCTGCAACTCTTCTGCATATGCATTTTCAGACATATAAATAAACATCTGCTCTTTCGCGTATCCGATAAGCGTTTCCATATCCCAGCTATCAACATACTTTGAACATGCTTCAGCAATCTGATTGTTTGTGTACTTCATTGGTTTGATCCCCTTGTATCTTGAACCTTGGACCTCGAACCTGTATGGTTTGAGTAATTTATTTTGAACACCGTATCACCTTTTCCCAAGTTACACAATAGTACATGGGAATAAAAGATACAGAAAACAAGTGACATATAATGTTTTTTTTGGATAACAAAAAATATTTTTATTTTTGCTGTATTTTCTGTAACAAGCGTAACAAGCGTAACAAACACTTATCCAGCTTGAATTGTAGCTGTTACACTTCTGACACGCTGTTACACTTCTGACGCTGACTAAGGGAGATTTTTTGGTTTGAAAAACACTGAACCCAAAAAAAACACTATTAGAAAAGGCGGTAGGCCAGCCGGATTGACCAACCGTCAAAGAGAATTTGCCAAGTATTATGTCGAGGGAAAATACTCGAATGCTGAATGCGCGAGGCTGGCTGGATACGCTGACGGCAGTGCCAACAACCACGCCGCCAAGCTTCTTGATGGCAAGTCTTTTCCTGAAGTACCCGAACTGATCAAAGAACTTCGAGAGGCCAGAGAGCGCAGGTTCGGAGTCACTGTCATTGGTCAACTCAAACGCTTCGAGGAACTGTCCATGGCGGCTGAAGAGGCTGGGCAATTCAGTGCCGCTATCAATGCTGAGAAAATCCGCTCGAGTCTGGGCGGCTTGACCATCGATAGGCGCGAGTCCACCCACGTCCATCAGCTTGATAATATGTCGCGTGAAGACATTGTTGCCAGACTGGCAAGTCTCCGCAAGAACTACCCCCATGCTTTTGCTGATATGAAAAGAGTTGAGGATGCCAGCGACAGAACAATCACTGTGGAAGCTATTGAAGCAAAACCTGCCAAGGAAGACGCACTCCGAAAGGATTGAAAACCGCAGTGCTGAAGGGATGCCGGACGTATATCTATGCATGGACGGTGTCCCAATTTGGCTTGAGTTAAAAATAATAAAAAATGGTAGGGTCAGCGTGTCCAAGTCCCAGATTGCTTGGCATTCCTCGCATTCGCGTTGCGGCGGCGTTGGTTTTTTCTTGCTGAACGACCCCTCTACCTCCGACCTATTTTTATTTGACGGCGCCTTGGTGATCGAGATCCACGGTTCGCGGATCGATGACCTGCGGCCTGCGGCCTTGTATGTAGGTGATATGTCTGGGCTGATCGATAGCCTGCGGCCTGCGGCCTGCGCCCTCTGGTGTAGATCGATGACCTGCGGCCTGCGGCCTGCGCCCTGATATGTCGGAGCGCGATCCGAAAAAGAATACCCAGCGACAGAGTCGCTGGGTATCTTCGGGGAAACCCTAGTGTTTGTGGTATGAAACAGTTTTGACATTTTTGTCCCAGCATGCGCGACAATTGCCACACTTGCCGTCTTGTTTTGGCGCTGGGCACTCATGCCCAATCGCCGCAATCTTGTCGATAACAGCGCTGGCATTCTTCCAAGCTTTCGGCGGCGCGGTATCAACCATTGTCGCGCTGTATCTGATCACCGCATTATCTGGTAGCGGTGAAAGCTTCAAAGCTTCGAGCCATATGGCACGCTCTTTTGTCGGGATCCAATGGCGCTTGTTTGGTGTTGCCTTGATAACGTCGATAATGTTTAAGGCCATGCGAACATTGTCTACGTCGCCGCTATCAAACCAGCGGAAATATTCCGAGCGCGTCTTGTCGAGTAACTCAACCATACGCGGCACGAAATCGATAGCATTGAAAAAAGCTTCGCGCTCTTCCATTTTGTTAACCACGTTTGGCATGCGGTACATGCCTTTTCGTGCGTAGCAATCGAAGCATACCGAGCCTTTAACCTTGGCAAGCTTCGAGCCAGTCTTACATTTAAAGGCCGATCTAGAGATAGATTTGCCTGGCATTTTTGAGACATTTGATAACATAATAAAATCCCCTTGTTTAAGTTATCCTAGATTATCCGATTTTTTCCCATGTATTGCAAGCCCTAAATTATCCTGCGGCCTGCGGCCTTTTCTGTTTGTATATCTAGATGACCTGCGGCCTGCGACCTGCGGCCTCGCGCCTATCTATATATAAAAAAAGAAAAGAGAACCGAGCGCCGTGGCGCTCGATCCTGCGTTGGTTAGCCATGCAAAATGTCATTCAATTCGCCGTCCCATGCGTCATCATTGGCGCATTCGATTGCATCTCTTGGCGACATGCCGCTCTCGTAATAGTCGCGCCATGTTGCGTCTGCTAGGTCATGAATGCCGAGTCCTGCCATATTGGTCAGGACTCTATTGCACTCACGTTCAAACTGCTCATAGTCGAGCTTGTCATCACGTTCTATTGTCATACCTCGATCCTTTCATCTATTTGCTTTTTAAGCGCGTAATACACTTTGCGAGTGCTCGGATCACAGTCAAAATCGTCTGCGATGTATGGCGCGAATTCGGTCATTACTTGGCTTTCCAATAATGACAATTGTTTCTCGGTCAAAATGACAATGTATTTTTTCGCCATGACTCTATCCTCTCATAATCTCATTAAGCCATACTGTCGCCAGCGCGATGACCGCCATCGCGCCAACGAATGCCAACACGCCATGATTGTCGAGTGACCAATAGCCGTTGATAAAGAACGCGGTCAGATAGATGAACGCGGCATAGAACACGGTGATAGCACCGACAAACTTTAACGCTGTAATAAAGCTTTTCATTTTAGAACCTTTCCGCCGGGGCATTGCCCCGGCTATTGGTTTGAAGTTTAGGCAAAGCGCTTTGCCATTTTCTCAAGCTCGATCGATAGGATCTGATCAGACCATACGTTTTCAAACTTGCCGCGCATATGCGCTTTGACTGGCGCTTCGTCTACCTTGACGCGATTGAGCAGGCCATCAGCAATGCATTGCTTTTGAAAAGCGGCATGAGCTTTGGCGGCCTCTTTCATCGCGATATCAAGCTCGTGCAATCTTGCACGGGCTGAAGCCGGATCCGAGTAAGGCCGTCCAACATTTCTCTTAACATTTTTAGCCATGATCTTTTTCCCCTTGTCATGACATGGTGGCTTGATTGCCATCCAATAAAAAAAGATTGCCTGATTTTTTCCCATAATGCAAACAATAAATGCAATGTTATCCCAACAAAATGCATTTTATTTTACTTTATCTGTTCACGATTTGTTCTAGAGGTCGGGCTGGGCTGGGGTTACTGCCGCCGATTGTCGATTGTCGATCGATCGAGCGCACCCCCTACCCCCATTATTTTGTGGACAGGGGTTGACAATGTCGTGTCGTGTCGCTGGGTTGATAAATTCAATGGGATATAATATCGTTCGGGACATGGATGACATCGCAAGCCTAGACCTGCTGCCAGAGGAAGTTCTCAAAGAAATCCTGTTATTGGAGGAGCAGAAGCAGAAGCTAGAAACAAGAGACATCGCCAGAGATCAGTTCATGGCGTATGCAAAGCATGTGTACGATGGGTTCATAGAGGGGACCCATCACAGAATTATCGCAGAGAAGCTCGAGCGTATAGCAGCGGGTGACTTGAAAAGACTGATTGTCAACATGCCACCCCGGCATTCCAAGTCTGAATTTGCATCCTACCTCATGCCTAGCTGGTTTTTGGGCCGCAATCCAAAGCTCAAGATCATCCAGGCCACGATGAATACAGAACTTGCCGTAAGATTTGGCCGAAAGGTAAGAGATCTG